CTGGGCTAATGGGGGTGGATGAAATAAACTTGCCGCCGTTGGATTTTAGCAAAGCCTTTTCATTTGTGCGCCCCGGTGGAAGTGTCGCCAAGGATTGCCCTGATTATATATTGGCCGAGTTTTTTCCGAGATTTCTAAAAAACAAAAAATTTAACTTTAACGCATACGCAAAAAGACAGCTTGAGACATTGCCAAGCCAAGCAATAGAAAAGACTTACAAGGATGTATGTCCTATTCATCCAAGCAAAAATAGACATTATGCTATATCTGAATTAAAGAGGATAGGGGGTTTCCCTGCGGGTTTCAAGTTTTCTGGAAGATTTGAAAAACAATGGGAGCGCATAGGCAACTCAGTACCACCCCTGTTCATGAAAGCCATAGCCACCCAAATTAAGCACAAGGTTTTTCAAGGTGAGCCATTGAAGAAATACCCAAGAGGTACAAAGTACATTGATATTTTAGAGGACTGCTGGCAACAACACCTTAAGCCAAAGCCCGAAGATGCGCCCACAGTTATCAGTACTTTTGCAGGTGGCGGTGGGTCGAGCCTTGGCTATTCGATGGCAGGTTATAGGGAACTCTTGGCGGTGGAGTGGGATAACAACGCAGTCGCCACGTTTAAGCTAAACTTTCCAGAGGTGCCAGTGTACCACGGCGACATAGCCAAGTTAAGCGTTGAGGAGTGTATGAGGTTGGCGGGGTTAAGTGGGCCGGGTGAGCTTGATTTGTTTGATGGGTCGCCGCCCTGTCAAGGCTTCAGCACTGCGGGCAAGCGCATTTTAACCGATGATCGGAACCAACTTTTTAGGGAATATGTTAGACTGCTCCGAGGACTTAAGCCGAAGGTTTTTGTTATGGAGAATGTTTCGGGAATGGTCAAGGGTAAAATGAAGCTTGTTTTTGCTGAGATAATGCGGGAGCTAAAAGCCAGTGGTTACACTGTCAAGGCGAAGCTATTGAATGCAAAGTATTTCTATGTTCCGCAGAGTAGAGAGAGATTGATATTTATTGGGGTTAGGGAGGACTTGGCGAAAGGGCCTAGTTATCCTGGGGCTAAGAGTAGGGGGGTTATCTCAAGAGATGCGCTAAGTGAATTGAAATCTAAAGGGATTGATTCGGTGTCATTAGAATTAAACGGGAAAACGAGCGAACTGCTAAAAGAGCTAAAGCCAGGCCAAGAAATGGTTGAGTTGTACGAAAAAAAGAATGGAAAAGGGAACAGGGCTTACTTTGCGTTTAGTCGGTTACACCCCATGAGGGTGTCAAAAAGTGTGACAAAAGATAGCGCTGGGTTATTTCATTCTAGGGAGAATAGGACTTTAACCATTGGAGAATACAAAAGAATTTCATCATTCCCAGATGCTTTTATTCTTTCCGGGTCTTTTTCGGCTGCACTTGCCCGCATAGGCAACTCCGTCCCTCCCCTGTTTATGTATGCAATCTCAGCGCATATCAAAGAAGAAATATTATCAAGCCTATAAAACATATCGAACACTAGAAAAGAACTATGGCAATATCAGCAAAAGAAATGATAAAAGCAATAGAGGGGAGCCGGGGCTTTGTTACCGTAATAGCCAAGCGGCTAGGGTGTACAAGGTCGCATGCCCATGTGCTAATCAACAAATACCCCACAGTAAAGCAAGCCCTCCACGATGAAAGGGAAACTCTCAAAGACTTTGCCGAGGGTAAGCTATTCGGCCAAATTGACGAGGGGAATACCACGGCGATTATATTTTACTTGAAGACCCAGGCCCACGATAGGGGCTATAGGGAACGCCGAGAAATAACAGGGGCTGACGGTGGGCCTATTGTGATTATTAACTGGGATGACGATGGCGAGACGAATTGAGATAAAAGCTAATCCCCACCCAGGACAAAAGGCCGTCTATAAATCCTCTGCTAGATTCAAAATTCTTGCGGCAGGAAGAAGATGGGGGAAAACTAGGTTAGGTGTCAATGTCTGCTTAGAAGCCGCAAGCCAGGGCAAGCGGGCATGGTGGGTTTCCCCAAGCTACAAAACCAGCGAGGTAGGCTGGCGACCCTTGCGCCGCATTGCCTCCAAAGTCGGGGCTAAGGTTAGACTTGCTGACAAGACCATTGAATTAGGGCAAGGCTCCATATCAGTGAGAAGCGCAGATAATCCCGATAGCTTAAGAGGTGAGGGTTTAGACCTCGTTGTCATTGATGAGTGTGCCTTTATCAAAGAGGATGCCTGGACCGAAGCCCTTAGACCCGCTCTGGCAGATAGGTTAGGCAAAGCTATTTTCATCACCACCCCCAAGGGGCGCAACTGGTTCTGGCGACTATGGCAGCTTGGCAGCACTGGGCAAAATCCCGATTATCAAAGCTGGCAATTTACAAGCTATGACAACCCCTATATCAAAGCCTCAGAGATTGACGCAGCCAAAACCACGCTTCCAGAGATGGTGTTCCGCCAAGAGTTCATGGCAGAGTTTATTGAGGATAGCGGGGCAGTCTTTAGGCGAATAATGGAGGCATCGACAAGTGAAACCCAAGAGGTGGCGGTGCCTGGGCATAGCTATATTATTGGTTGTGACTGGGGCAAGCATAATGATTTTACTTGCCTCTCTGTGATTGACACCACGACTAAACAGCAGGTATACATTGACCGCTTTAATCAGATTGATTACCGTGTTCAGATCGGGAGACTTGCCGCCGTTTGTGATAGATTTAATCCGGTGGCAATTGTGGCAGAAAGTAACGCGATGGGGGAGCCAATCATAGAAGAGCTTTACGCCCGAGGCTTACCAGTGCAACCATTCCAGACAACGAACTCAAGCAAGGCCCGCATTATTGAGAGTTTAGCTTTAGCCTTTGAGCAAAGTACATTGTCAATCTTAGCAGATCCGGTGCAATTATCAGAGCTTCAAGCCTATGAAATGGATAGACTGCCCAGCGGGTTAATGAGATACAACGCCCCAGCAGGGTTACACGATGACACCGTTATGGCTTTAGCGATGGCTTGGCACGGTGCCAGCCAAGAGGTGGAGATAGTAAGCCTGGCCGACCTTTGGTAAATGCCTTGACAAGCTGAGGCGAGCATGGTATTATTCTAATGTCTTGTGATAGTGAAATAGTTTTTCCCCTATTTCGCCTTATCTCCCGAAAAGCGCCGACCTTTTTATAAGGTTGGCGCTTTTTGTTGTCTTAAATCACAGCCCCTTCAAAGACTTTTTCTTGGAATTTACTCACCCGCTGCCAGGCCAACACGGCCCCTTTTTTGCTACCAAAGGGGTTGGCTAGTAATTCAAAGTCAACATTGTAAGACCCAGTTCCCCCACTAAAACTAAGATCAACCATAAGATCATCGGTTAAAGCCTGGACATTGCCACAAGAGCAAAGAGGTTTTTCAAGTCTAGCAATGGCCAGCCATGCTATTGTATAGGCCCACCAATCGCTTAGGGGATCAAGGCTATTCCCTGCTAAGTACTCCTCGCTCAAATCCCCAGCATAATACCATAGTTTAACTTGCTCAGGCTCCCGGCACCCCGTCCAGGTGGTCCTAGTCCAGTATCCGTTATCATCGCTATAGGTGCTAGGCGTGGGCGTAACCTGTCCGAGCATAACATCAGAGACAACGGCGCAACCGTCTTGGCTTATCAGTGAGCAGGTCTCGCAGCCATTGCCACCACAGCTTAAGCAGGGGGAATTGTTGAGGGGGTATAGGTTACTTGGTTCTCGCTGCCAGTAGAATTGGGCAGATTTGGCAGTGTGGTCTGTGGTGACCTGGTAAACGTCCAAGGTTGTAACAAAGTTGGCGGTGGTGGATATATCGACAAGGGCCGGGTTTTCCTCAGTGGGTAGAACTCCCCATAGGTCGGGATCTATTAACATCCAACTATCAAGGGTGGCGGTCAAGGTACCCCCGCTTATTGTCTTGGTTTTTAATGGCCTTAACTCCCAGCCATCAGCTGCAGACTTACCAGCAAAGTACAATCTTATATTGTCCACGTCAGTCTCAGTTGTGGCTTGGGTTATCGTTGCCAATTCGCTCAGGCCATCGCCGTCAGGATCAGAGTATGCAATGGTAGGCGTTCCCACCAGAGTGTTAAGCCTTTGACCAGTCTCAACTATCCTGGCCCACTTCGTTTTAATTTCCTTGAATTGGCCTCTGATATTTCTGCCAGTGCCATAGTAGGAACGGCGGGCCAGCGTTGGGTATTGGTGAGGCTCATTTGTAATCCATAGCGGGGCCGGGTGATAGCCAACGTATCGGGCTATTTCATCCTCAGCCGCCTTGATGGCTCGGGCCAAACCTTCACGGCTTACCCGGTCTCTGTCTTGCCAGTCATATTGGAACCATATATCCGAGCAAGAGCCAGTGATGGGAAATACTGGGGTGGTTAGATTTATGGCTGCGCTTTGGTTAAAGTGCGCTGGGCTTAGTCCTATGATTTTAGCGAAACGATCAAGGCTTAACAGTGTGTAGGTCGATGCTCTGGCCATTGGTTTAATCCTCCGAGGTGTTAATGATTTAGGCTTAGTATAGCAGATTGGCGAGGGGTTGTATATTGGTAATCTATTTTTAATTGATGATTTGCTTAAATGTAAGAGATATGTTATAATACTTGTATGGTTATCATTTAGATGGCTTTAAGGAAATGGTAAATGATTTTGTTTCACGGAACTACCCAAGAAAATCATGATTGTATCGAGGCTGAGGGGTTTTTAGGCTCAGAGATTGATAGTTTGACCATTGGCCGGCATGTTGATGGTGGTGTAGTATTCTTGGCTGATACTGTAGAAGAGGCCGAAGAGTATGGCGATGTGGCTTTAGCGGTTCACTTGGAGGGTGTAAAGGCCCATAAGTTTAGCGATGGAAATACAGATCATTATTATAGCTTTGCTCAGGAATTGAATGAGCAAAGCTGGTGGGAAGTTGTTTAATTTTATTTTATTATTATTTTACAGGAGACAAGACAATGAATAAGCAAAATCAAGCCAAGGCCGGAAAATTAAGGGATGAATGGTATGAGGGAGTGCCAGAGAAGGGTAGAAGGCTTGGCCTTGAATACTTTGAGAGTCCGGA